GCCTTCTCGCCCGTCATCAGGGTGAAGCGCACGTACGGCTCGCCGTCCAGCTCCACGACCTCGGCATAAGAGGGCTTCAGGGGGAACAGGCCGGTCACGTTGAGGTCCCTGTCGTACTGGGGAACGACGTAGGCGGTGGTGTCGACGTAGAGGATGGTTGCCAGTCGGCGTAGGAAGTCGGGCCACGTCATGTAGTCGTTCGGCCAGGACGTGAAGAGCTGCTGGACGCGCGGCACCGACCCCCTGCTCCCCTCGGGCGTCACGAACTCGGGCTTGAGCTTCGAGCAGTGGGTGGCGATGCACTCGACGATGGCGCGGGTCTGCGCCTGCTCGTAGAGCGTGCCGTCCCACGCGGAGAACGACGGAGCCGTCTCCGTGAAGGTGCGGAAGCCGGTCATGACGGAGGTTTGCTGGGCGCCCGTGCCTCGCAGGGCAGCCGGGACAAATTCAGACAAGAATCCCATGGGTCGAGCATAGCACTCTTCTCGGCGGGTGTCTACTAAACCGTTCAGTTGGATTTAGTTAATTTTAGTGATGTTTAGTTGGATTTAGTAAATTCAATTCTAGTCGAGCGGCCCTCAATCTTTATCGCGCTCACTCTTGACAGTGCTTAATCATCATCGCTATCATTTAACCGTCATCGAGACAGCAACCAAGGAAAGGAGGCCAACATGGCCGCACACACCAAGCACTTCAGGATGAAGGAGCTGCCGGATGATCTTCCGCTGTTCTTGGACACGGACTTCATCTGCGACCTGCTCGGGGTGTCCCGCGTGACAGTCACGAAGATGCTCATCAACGGGGACATCGAGGGGGTCAAGGTCGGGAGCCTATGGCGCATCCCGCGAGACAAGTTCTTTGCCCAGATGGGCATCGAGTACTAGGGAGGACCGAAGATGAAGGCGAAACTCATAGCATCGACCGACGTGACCGAGACGAAGGACTTCAAGTCGATGAGCTTCGAGGCACAGGTGATCTACTATCGCTGCTGCGCGAACTCGAACACGTTCGGCCACGTCGACGCGGAGTCCATCTGCTTCGGCATGAGGTGCGAGGAGGACGTGCTCGACGAGCTCTACAAGAAGGGCTACCTCATCGACGCGGACGGGGCGACGTTCATTCGTCACCACTGGGTCAACAACAACTACGACAACCGTGAGTTCATGAAGATGAAGCACTGTGCCCCGTACGTCTCGGGAGCGCTCAGGTTCGAGGGAGAGCCCGGCCATTCGGCATACGCTCTCCCGAACGCAGAGACAGGCAGTCGTGGAGTTTTCGACAATGACGGAGAAACCCCATATAACAATGTCGAAAACTCCGACGCTAACAGCGGTGCTAACGGTCACGCTAACGGCTGCGGTAATACTAAAGTAAATCAATCTAATCTAATGGATGGTAGAGCCGCCGCGCCGTCGAAAACCGAGGGAGCCGACAAGCCGAAGGACGGCAAGGACGCCTATCCGATAGAAAAGACAGATGTGTGCAAGGGATGCTACCGCGAGGGCGCAGTCTACCGCGACTGGGGCACATGGAAGGAAATCGTCTGCAAGTACTGTGGCACCCTGGTCTATGACGAAAAAGAAGGCAAGTACAAGAGGCAGGGCCAAGAGATGGGCGTGCTCGGTGCCTTGAATGACGATCTGACAGAGCCAAAGGCAAAGGAGGGCCTGTTCCGTGTGGTCAACTTCTAGGCAGGCTTCACGGAACAGACCAAACAGGTGACGCGAAGTCACAACACCATTCTATAGCAAGAGAGGACAGCACAAATGAAAAAGCGGATGAGGTCGAGCAGGGTCCAGAACAACGTGTTCCCCGTGGGCAACACCCTGTTTGACATCGACGAGTTCTGCGTCGACAGGGCCATGGATACGATCTCCGTGTACCTTGACAGGTTCAAGGGGATTACCGATATCTGGAACCCCTTCGTCAACAGCGTGAACAGATATCGCATCGAGAGGGTCGTCGAGTTCCCCGTCCTCGAAGAAGAGGTCAACAGCACCCCGCTCTCGTATGAGTGCGTGATGGCGTACGGGGCGTTCCTCATTGCCATCGGAGAGGACGTGGACTGGGTTCGTGACCTCACCAAGAAGGAGATTGCGTTCCTCGACGAGGCCGCAGAGGATTAACCCTTCGTCGCTGTAATAGAGGTCAAGGGTTCTGAAAACACGATGGCGTAAGCCTCGATGAAGGGAGACAGACAATGACGAAAGAGACCGACACCTTCCGTGAGAGCCTCAAGAAGCTCCTCGCGGACACAGTGCGTGCAGAGGACAAGGAGAAGGCGATGGTGCTGAACGCGCTCGAGAGCTACGTGTGCTTCGGTGACATCGAGCTTCCGGGGGCGGAGTACATGCCGCTTCCGCTCGGGGCCAAGTTCCCGAAGGACGTGGTGGACCCGTTCTGCGAGTTCCTGAAGGCGTGCGGGGAGCCCGCGTACAGGGTCGACGCCGCGAGGAGCGGCTACTTCCAAGAGTTCCGGGCGACGAGGAAGTAGGGTCCGTCGATGCCCCTGTGAGGCCATGAGAGGGCACAGGAGGGGCGATGTCGCCCCTCCCCTTGCCCAGCTACCCAGTGACAACCTTCGGGTCCCCTATGAGCGCCAGGTACTCCTCCTCGTGGAGCTTGTACGCCTTGAGGGCGTAGAGCTCGGCCATGTAGGGGTCGATCTTCTTCGTGACGTCCAGGTCCTTCTTCTTCGGGCTGTAGTCCCCCGTGTTCGTCGTGGAGGCCTGCACGTTCATCCTCGCCCAGGCGGTGACGGGAGACGGGTTGATGACGCGCTTGGCCCGCAGGTCTATCTTGTGCTCCTGCATCAGCGGGGACATGGTCTGGGCGCCGGGAGGGACCTCGTGGACCCTCTTGTCGCCCGCTATCTGGGAGAGCGTGCGCTTGGTCCAGTCGTCCACGTGCCACTTGTCGTAGCCGATGGCGATGGGGTACAGGCCCATGTCCACGAGGCTGTTGATCCAGTCGACGACGACCACCTGGTCGATCTTGTCCCCCTCGACGACGGTGAGCCAGCCCTCCTGGGCCCAGACGTGGTAGGGCACGCCGTCCTTGCCCTTCATGCCCTTCAGGTTGACCTCCATCTTGCGCTCCGTTATCCAGTTCGCGGTGAGCTCGTAGACGCGGTCGTCCCCCGCCCTCCTGAACATGGCGCACGCCGAGCTGATGTCACCGGACATGGAGAGGTCGAAGCCAACGACGCAGTAGCGGTCCACCTCCGGGTCGAGCTCGAACGTCTCGGGGTTGACGCAGTCCTCGTACTCAAGGAACGCCTCGTATTCGAGCGCCGGAATGTTAAATTGCTTCATTAAAACCTCGGGGAGGTCCGCTCTGTTGTCGAAGGCCCTCTTGACGAGGTCGTACATGCTGTCAACTTTCTTCACAGTTCCCAAACCGGGATTGGATTTTTCCCAAAGATAGCGATATTCCTCATCGAGCCCGGCGAACACCTCGTCCTTGCTGTCCTGCTCGAAGAGGATGGGCAGGAACCTGTCGTCGGTAACATCGCCGTTGAGGACCCTGTTGGCGTAGTCGAGCCTGTCGTCCCAGATGCCGTTGCGGATCTTGCCGTTCGTGCTGATGCTCACGAGGAGAGGCTGGCGTCGCGCGGACATGGCGCCCGTGAGCAGGCGGTACGTGTCCGGGGTCTTGGAGGCCGCGAGCTCGTCGAGGACGCCCAGGTGCATGTTCAGGCCGTCGAGGGAGTCGCTCCTGGAGGAGATGGTGCAGAGGTACGAGCCGTTCGCGTCGTAGTTCAGGCCCGTGATGCCGCGCTTCTGGACGATGCCCTTGCGGATGTACTTCTTCAGGTGCGGGGACATCCTCACCATCTCCCACGTGGAGCCGTAACACAGCTTCGCCTGCTGGACGGTCGTGGCGCCGTTGTAGCACTCGGCGGCAGGCTCCCCGTCGGCGATGAGCATGTAGTTGTTGATGGCCGCGAGCAGGGACGTGTTGTGCGTCGCGGTGTAGTTCCTGCCGACGAGGTAGAGGTGGCTCGGGTTGTCGATGGCGATGCACTTGCTCGGCTCGTTGGGGATGCGCTCGATGGAGGTGATGGACTTCCCGTCGTCTCCGTGGGTGTAGACGATCATGGTTCCCGGGCATCCGTCGGCAAGGGTCCACGAGATCCCAAGGCTCGACGCGAGCTCCTGGACCTGGGCCATCAGGGCGTCGTTGCCCTTGCCCGTGTAGACGCTGAGGTACGCCACGATGTCGGGGTAGACCCTGCGGCCGCACCTCCCGACGATGCCGATGAACAGCCTCTCTCGCTGCTCGACGGACGCGGTCATGTACTCCTCTGGGATCTCGGCTCCACTCTCCGCGCAGAGGACGCCCATCTCGTACGGCTCGACCTCAAGCTCGGCCTCCGGGTACTCGACGGGCTCGCAGAGCGGAACCTCGTACTCGACGCCGTTCTCCACCTCGCCGGCTATGTCGGCCGTGGTCACGTCGTGCCACTCCCCGCCGGGCCTCCTCACCGTCCAGACGTGGTCCTCGCTGGCCCTGACCTCGGAGCCGTCTTGGAATGTGACGAGGTACATCGGCTTGTCGAATATCTCTGACTCGGCGATGACGGTGGAGGGCCTGCCGTCCTGGCCGAAGACCTTGTCCCCGACGTGGATGTCCCCCATCTTGCGCCATCCGGAGGGAGTTGGTATAATAGTTAAGGTGCTTACCGATTTGCCGTTCTTTCTTGCGATCTCTACCAGCACTTCCCTGAACTGGCGGTATCCCTCGTCGTCGACGAAGCCGAACGCAAGCTCGACTATCATCCGCTCGTAGGGCTCGAGGATGAACGGCATGCCCATGTTCTCTGCGCTCGGGATGCGGCAGAAGCGCTCGATGAACTCCACCACGCGCGTCGCACGCTCGGGCGAGTACGTGAACCCGTGGTGGCTCTCGTGGAACCTCGGCAGCATCATCTCCGCGAGCTTCTTGATCTTCTTGCCCGCGACTATCGAGCCGTCGAGGCACCCCTCGAGGTACTTCTCGGCGTCGGTCTTCCCGTCCTCGTCGACGTACGGGGGGCTACCCACGGGAGATGAAGGCTGCGAGCTCATCCTCTTCCTCCTCCTCGATGGTCTGGACGGACTGCTTCATGAACTTGCTGGTCTTCATCGCCAGGTCTCCCATGCGCGACGTGACCTTGTAGTACGTGGCGAACGCCGGGTTCTCGACCTGCGTGACCTTGCGGTTGTCCTTGGCGCCGGAGGAGCGCTCGATGAGGATGCCGTCGCGGGCGATGGACTCCCTGCACG